CCCGCCTATAAGGCAGGGCAATCTCCTAGGATATCTCCTAGGTCCACAATTGGACCAGGTTGAAGTCTTAGTCTCCTTGAACGTGGGATGCTCTATCGGTGTGATATGACGTTTCACGGTCAGGGATCGACCCACAATAAAGAGATAATTACATGAAAGCTCATTTCAAATATGAGTCCTTCTTGATAACTATCTTGAAGTGGCTCGAAACGCAATTTCTGCGTTCTGGGCGACTTCACTGGGCAGAGCGACTTCTCAATAAGTTCCTACGTATCTTAAAGACACGAGGGAAAGTTGAAGCGATTAGATTCTGCAAAGAATCTCGTCACTCCATACTCCAATGGTTGATAACCATTGGTTCTCTTGAGAAGAGTTCAAGATCATCAACAGTGTGTGGATTACCAAGACACTTAAGATTTCTTAAACATTTAGAAACTTTAAAACACCCGGATATCCGGCTGATCTTATCGAGTCTTTATGCTTCAAGAGGCTTAAGTCTTCCACCAGTACCTAATGTAGACTCTATTACCCGGCCCGCATCTAAGCGGTATCCAGATATAGAAGAATATGTCAAGGACTTTTGGAAGGACCTTGGTTACCATCCTCAACAGATGGTCCCTAAAGCGATCTATTGGAAGAAGTTTCATCTTTCAACCAAGAATGGCCCAAATGGTCAAGCACTATGGTCGGCAATTGCTGATCTTAGTGTACTTCCACCAGAACTGGTGGAATCCATAAAGGTTATAGGAGGAGAAAGATTATCTTCTAGAATAGAATGTTTAGGTAAGTATCTTCATGTTTTCCTTCCTTTCTTCAATGTCATTGGGAGACGATTCCGTAAGGTTTCGGCAATCTCTGATTTAGAGGGTAAGACAAGGGAAATAGCAATTTTAGATTATTGGAGTCAGACCGCCTTAAGCGGCCTGCACAAATATCTATTTAGAGCATTAAAGAAGATACCCCAAGACTGTACATTCGACCAGGGTGGCTTTAAAGATAAGTTAAAATGGATAGAAGATGGTCATCTATTTCATAGTGTGGATTTAACCACAGCTACTGATAGATTTCCTATTCGTCTCATTTCAGCTGTCCTTAAAGGACACCTTAATGAACATTTTGTCAATTCATGGCAAAATGTTATGGTAGGTTTTCCATTTGATACTGTACAAGGTAAGATTTCTTACTCTGTAGGTAACCCTATGGGAGCATACTCATCCTGGAATTCTTTTGCTATTAGTCACCACTATGTGGTATACTATTGCTGTAGAAAGCTAGGCATTAAGTGGTCTGAAGCTCCATATGTCATGTTAGGTGATGACATTGTGATTAAACACAATGACTTAGCTAAGATGTACATGGAGGTGATGACTTCTCTTGATGTAGGGATTTCTCTTCAGAAATCCCATATATCAAAGACTATGTATGAGTTCGCAAAGCGAATCTTTTACATAGGAGAGGAAATTACTCCGTTCCCAATTTCTGCTCTCTATTCTACAAGACGGACACCATCATTGATGTTGAATGTCTTAGTAAATGAGGAGCAAAAGGGTTGGACTTCTCCAATTGGAACCCCGATTGTATTATCAGAGTTGTATAGAATGCTTGGTTTCAATGCTACATATGTAGCAAAGAAACTCAAAGTCTTCTTTACATCCTATCAGGTTATGATAGGGATACGTGGACGTAAGACTGCGAATGAGGTAATAGACCTCATCTCGGAAGCTTACTATCCGCGAATTGTCTCACTCTTCAAAAATAATCTTATGAATGCAATCCTATTTAAGGATGTATTTTGTAAGACAATGTTTATGAAAATGTTGGACACTTCACTCGTATCCTCTGTTGCACCCAGACCACATTCCAAGCCACTCGGTATGATAGCCGAGCAGTTAGTAATGATGATCACGGGGCGCGATGATACAATCATAGACGCTTTCGATCTCATACAAGCTATTCCAGTACTCCAAATTCATGGAGCTGTGGAAGAAACTTATATGGCGGTTGTAAAAGGAGGTTATGATCAAACCCTTTTGGCCTTGAAATCGGATTGGAAGTCAGTGCTTCGCGCACTAACTATCCCCATCAGTGATCAAGTCTACATAAGTAGAAACCAAGAGTTAATGATTCATGCCTCTTTCACTCTCGCAAAGATCTTGAGCAGACAACTAAATGATATAAACGATCAGGCTGATTTGATTAAGTTCATTTCAACCGGTCGAGAAGGTCAATTTAGTGTCCGATCCACCTAGTGAATCGTCTATTTCTCTCGTTTATCAACGAGTAGACCTACGGTTAAACGAAACATATGTTTCGGGGGTGCCGTAGGAACTTGTCTTCCCTGTTAAAGGGGG